ATTGGAAGCTGATAGGGTAATCAATAGGAGGAAGAAGGACCTTGACTTATACTACAAGGATGGTAATGAGTACAGGAAGTTAGCTGAGACTTATGAGGCCGAAGCTGATGTATTAGTAGAGAATTTACTTAGGCGTAAGAAGATGCGCTATGTAATTTCCTTTGTAGAGAGCCTGGATCTTATGGATAATTTAAAGCCCGCGACAAATAAGATGCTTAGGTTCTTGGTTCGGCAGATGAACTATGGTAATGCTTTAAGGAATTATAGCCTAAGGGATATTCAACAGTTGACTGATATGAGTATGCGTTATGTTCAGAAGAGTATTGCTGAGCTGTGTGAGGTAGATGCCATAAGGTTTACTACTGAGAAGAATAGAAGAACGTATATGGTTAATCCTATATACTTTTACAAGGGAACTATTAAAAAGATGTTCTACTGCACGAAGGAATTTGATAGAATGCCCAGAAGGAATATTGATCTTGAAGAATACTACGAGAATATAGAAATTTAATTATATTTGCATTGTACCTTATCATTCTATTACTATAGAAAGGAGCCCCTATCTCACCCATAGGGGTTTTTTAATGTCTAAAAAATGTCTAAAAATCGACATATATGGATAGAATGTTTATCCATTAGACATTTATAATTATATTTGCTTATCTCACATTCAAGGAATTAGTAGATTCAAAAAAGGATTGGGGCAACCCTGGTCGGAAGGTAGTTAACAGCTACCTTTTTTTTATTATATTTGCCTAACTCCACTATTAGTAATAATAGGATCTTCTAGTTCTCAGGTTCTAGAATTTTGTTCTCCCCTGTGTTGAGATAGACATAGGCCAAGTTCCAGACAGCATACCGTAAGATCTGCTCATTACACTGGACTTTTTGGTTACTGGGAAATTGGATTTGCTTTATGGGTGCAAGACGTTGCCTTCATAAACAACCATATAACTAGTAACAACCCCTAATAAGTGCGATTAGCTAACGCAAACTGTTAGGGTTTTTTATTATCTTTACAAAAAAAACATTATGAAAACTGATAAGTATTACGCTTCTAATCCTAAAAAGAATGGAAGCTATGTAGACAAGGGAAGGGTAGAAGGTAGACCACCTGCTGCTGCTGAACTTAAAGATGAAGCGCCAACTTCTAAGGTTCCTTTTAAGTTGATGTATAAGAATACAAAGGATAAAAAATATTGTGATTAAAAACTAAAGTTATGTTAACACCAAGAAAAAGAAAAGCATTAGCTAAAGCAATGTCTAAGCCAATGATGGAAGGAATAGATGAAAGCCAAAAGGTTTCTAATCCAAATCCTCCAATGCCAAGAGATAAAAAGAAATATGTAGAAGATAAAAACCTTGAGCGTCTTAAATCAGAAGCGGCTCAAATAGAAAAAATAAAACGAAAAGGTATATAATCATGTTAAACAAGAAATCAGGAATTGATCCTAAGTTGATTAAGAAGGCTTACGCTAAAGCAGAAAAAATCAAAGGAAAAAAATCTATTGTAGAATATGGTGGCTCGGAAGCAGAAGAGAAGTACTCTTCTAAGAAAGATAAAATGAAACACGAAAAAGGCGAGTCTAAAAAGATGGAAGCCAAAGAAAAGTTTATGTCTAAATTTAAAAAGAAGAAATCATGAATCTAAAATCTAAAATTGCTGCCGCTATGAATAGGGCAAATCAATCTCCGATGGATGGTGGAGACAAAAAGAAAAAAAGTTCTAAAAATAAAACTACTGAAAAAATTGGGCTTCCAATAAAACCTGTTGGTAAAATATCTTATGGAGGGCCTAAAACTTTAGCTACTAACACTCAAACACAGTCTGCTACTCCAAAAATTAAAACAAAAGAAGATTATAAAAATGAAAGATACCAGGCTAAACAAGAGTTTAAAACTAAGAAGCAAGAGGCTAGACAAGAAAGAAGATTAGATAAAATCAAATCAAGAGAAGAAGGATCTGGTATTAAAAAAGCTGAAGGAGTAATGGCTGGTATTGGAACTGCTCTTGGCTTAGCTGAAACAGCTAGAAGAGTATTTGCTAAAAAGAAACCAGGACAAGAATAATGCTTAATAAAACCTCTGGCGTTGATCCAAAGCTAATCAAGAAGGCTTATGCTGCTGCTGAAGAAATTAAAAAGAAGAAAGCTAAGCAAACAAAGAAAAAATAATTTGACTTATGCGTCTTAAACAAAAAGACGATAGAGTTACAAAGCTCGTAAAGACATCTGACTGGAAACCTAATCACGCTGAGTTTGATTATCCAAAGGAATTTGTAGACTGGATTGATTCTATAAACTCTGGTTGGCAGAACAAGATTAAATACAAGAGCTTTGAGCTTTATTGCGAACAAGCCAGACAATGGCTAGAAGATGATACAATCATAACTGACTTTGATAATGAAGAAGATCAATATGATTTTCTGTCAAGAGAAATCCAACGATGTAATGACAACACCCTATACTTCTGTAATAAATACGGCTGGATAAAGGAAGATAAGGCTGACCATGGTATGCTACGTTATCAGGCGTGGGATGCTCAGAAGGTATTACTCTTCTTATTCGACTGTGGATATTCCATGATGATAGGTAAGGCACGCCAGATTGGTTTTACCACTACAATGTGTTTAGCAGGAATGAAACGTGTAAACCTCAACAAATCTTACTTTATTAAATTCGTTACCCACTCTAAAGATAAGGGGGTAGAGATATTTAGGGATAAGGTGAAGTGGACATACACAAAGATTCCTGATTATCTGGCTCAAGAAGTAAAGAACTGGACTGACCAGGTTATGTCCTTCGATAAGAAAGGGGATAAGAAAGGTAGAGATGAAGGGGGTGCTTCACGATTCCAGGTAGATAGCCCACAGGTAGATGCTATCAATGGTGGATCTCCATCAGCTGTATTTATCGATGAGATTGGTCTATTCGATATCTTTGGAGAAATGATGAGGGAAGGCAGACCTGCTTTATTTAAGTACAACCCAGAAACTAAGAAGATGACCATGCAACAGCAGTTTATCGCTTGGGGAACTGGAGGGGAAATGGATAAGGGAGGGTCTGTATTTGAGGCAGAATTTAAAATGTGTCTATCACAATGGAAAGAAAAGAATTATGAATATGGAATTATCCCACTGTTTTTTAACGCCTACGCCAGAAGAGGAGTCAATGATGAGCACATCAACAATGAACGTAAAGCATACCTGGCATTGGAAGGAACTAAAAAAGGAGAAGTTGCTAAAGTGCAGTTTCACCAACATTACCCGATCACAATTGATGATATGTTCTTACGGAAAGCAAGAACTCTTGTGCCGATACATATCTGTAACCAACGATTAAATGAGATTTACGGTAGAGATATTCCAATAGAGTATGGGTATTTTGAACCTATAATGGATCATTCGCAGCCAACACCAGACTTGATTACGGAATATAGAATCATTGGAGCTAGATGGATACCCACAAGGGGGAGAGAAGATGTATCTACCTCAGCCCTTGTAATAAATCATCCTCCAGATAACGAAGTATGGAAGAATCGATGGTATCAAGGAACTGACCCGATTAACTCTGAGACTGGACACTCCATGATGTGTAGTGCTATATGGGATAGCTTAACTAATTCAGTAGCATCTGTGGTATTTCACAGGGATAAGAAGTTTAAATACACGTATTTGCAGGTATTATTGCAGAGTTTATACTACGATCAGCAGAAAAGAGGAGGTGTTAAGGAACTTGTAGAGAATAACATTGGGGATATGCACGTAGATTTCCAGGAAATACATGGATTTAAGACAAAGTTTACGGCTAATACGCAATTACCAGAGTATTTCCATACGTATGGAGGGAAATGGTTTGGTATATCGAATAAGGCAAATACAGCTCCTAGGATTATTGCTAAAACAGAAGAGATGATAGATGCTTACGCTAATAATATTGATGTGCCATGGTTATGGGAGCAGTTAAAAACCTTTGTAGAAAAGGATTTAAAGACTACTACTAACCATAGACAAACGAGATACCAGGCAGCAGATACCAGATATGACTATGATGATGCCATATTTGCTATAACCTTTGCGTATATCAATGCACAGGCTCATGCCAAGTATGAACCAGAGAATATAAAGGGAGAGTCTCTAGATAAGCATATTATAACTCGCTATGTGCAAAGTGCTGAGACGAATTTTAGAATGAAATTGGCTAGGGTAGACGCAAAAACTGGCAGGATACTAAAAATATTGAATTAGAAGAGAGTAAGCTGGTGTATCTGAACTAAAGATTTATTAAATCCTAGTTTTTTATTTTCCCATACTACACCATGTCTGCTATCTACAACCTTATTGTATTGATCTTCTATTGACTTAAAGTATTTCTGCTCTTTATTATTTAATTGCTTAAACGACATCTGCTGATAGCAATGCATATCTTCAAATACTCCCTTATTTGCATTATACCAATATAGATGATACTCTGTGATATAGTGATCGTAATCGAATGCTGCTGTTATAAATGATTTAGTGACAAAATGCTGAGTGCCATTTTCAATGACTTGCTTTAACTTATTGCTTGAGTATTTAGACGATGTACTCATGCAGCCAATGCAGACCAGATTTTGTTTATTTCGCTGTCCATATTCGCTACTTTCATCGGCTTATACGTATCATTTACCTCGTTCACCCAACAAATATATGAACTTCCAATC